CAGCCCCCTTCCCAGGATACTGTGACGGCTTCCATCCAGATAGGAGCCAGATATAAATGTGACGGTGTGACGGATAAACGGCCAGAAAAGGGTCTTAGCGGTCTACGGAACACCGATTGCCAAGGAGGTAAAGATGGAACCTATACTTTTAACCGAAGGGGCTGTTGGCAAGTTGCTAAGCGTAAGCCGTAGCACTGTCCGGAAACTCATGGCCGCTGACCGGCTGAAATATTGCTACTTAGGACGATCTCTCCGTTTTCATCGAAAGGACGTCGAGGCCACAGCAGAGACATTACGGCGTGAGGGTAAGGTTTTGGCACTATACAGAGACATTGCGGATGCTGGCCAAGGTGGCAATGTCAAATTAGGGTGACTTAAGGTGCAGAGTTGAACCGTCACCGAAAAGTTGGGAGGGGCTACACACCTACTTTTAGGAGTTGGCCCAAAAGAGTTTTGACCGGAGTACGCATCACTGAATAGTCATCTCGATGTTTGTTCAGTGGTAAGTACGAATAGAAGGAGGAAGTAATGGCACCACTAAAAAAGGGTAGAAGGGCCAGGGTTGTCAGTTCCAATATTCGCGAGATGGTGAAAGCCGGGCATCCGCAGCGTGTTGCTGTGGCAGCCGCAATGAAGTCGGCCGGCAAGCCGAAGAAGAGAAAGAAGTGAGTGTCAATGGTAAACCGTTACACAAACCGTTACACAAATCGTTGCCAGTTAAATACTGCATGACCTGCGGGGAGCCCTCTTTGAGGATGCACCTTCAGTTTTCTGGAGAGGAGGCTATTAGTGGGATGGCCTGTGATGTGTGTGGGATTCTATGGACTTGCCTCCAACTGCAAAGGGACGTTGAGTGGGCTGTAAAGCTGGACCCTAGCACCATGGGGTTAGAGCGTCAGGTATGACTGACTCTATTGCCAGCACTGGTTATCCTCAAGTAGACGAGTTGATTCGGGACATGATAGTGAAACTCAGATCGAATAGTGATTCTTTGGACAAAGCCAAGAGTGGTAGAATAGATTGGAGGTGGACCAAGGACGGGATGCCGGAGATCAAGGTACACCCCAAGTTTTAATAATTTAAGGTCCCCGCTTGGAGCGGCGCAGAGGCTCCCGGAATCCCTGGGATGGAGGTGTGGGCGCCTCTTTTTTATGATGACAACGACTACCAAAATACCAGAAATACCCGACTTTCGGGAGTTCCCTGAATCAGGGGGCATGAGATTGAACATGCACCCAGGTCAAACTCGGGCCTGGGAAAGTAAAAAGCGGTTCATTTTTATGCAGGCCGGCACTCAAAGCGGAAAGACTATCTTTGGTCCTCATTGGCTGGACCGGGAGATGATAGAAAAGGGGCCGGGCGACTATATGGCGGTCACCGCTACCTATCCTCTGCTGAACCTGAAGATGCTGCCCGAGCTGGAGAAGGTCTTTGTCACCTACTTCAAGTGGGGCGAGTACAAAGCTAGCAATAAAGTCTTTGAGTCTCACGAAAGGTTGCATGGAGCCCCCGCCTGGAGAATCCTGCTTGGCTCCGCCACCAACCCGGAGTCTCTGGAGTCGGCCACTGCCAAGGGAGCCTGGCTGGACGAGGTAGGACAGCACCAATTCAACCGTGGCGCTTGGGAGGCTATTCTCAGACGCCTTTCTATTGGCCAGGGGCGGGTACTTGGCACCACTACCTTGTACGAAATGGGCTGGTACAAAGTGGAAATCTACGACAGGTGGCGTAACGGGGACACGGACATCGACATAATTCAAATCGACAGCATCTTGAACCCGTCCTTTCCCGAAGAAGAATACCAGCGGGCAATGGAGCACCTTCCTCGCTGGAAGTTCAATATGTTCTACCGAGGGGTATTTGAGAAACCGGCTGGATTGATTTACGACTCTTTCGATGAAAGCATCTGCTGTATTCCAAGATTCATCCTGCCTTCAACCTGGCCACGGTATGTTGGCCATGACTTCGGTCCGAATAATACAGCGGCAGTCTGGTACGCCCAGGACCCTGGAACCGGCTATCTGTACGTCTACCGTGATTACCTCGCAGGCGGTTTGTCGGCCTTTGACCATGCCCAGAAGTTCAAGGAGTTGAGCCGGGACGAAACTATTGTGAAACGGGTCGGTGGCGCTCACGCCGAGGACGGCTGGCGAGAGGCGTTCACGTCTGCCGGCTGGCCCATAAGCGAGCCAAGGGAGCACGGGGTCGAGGTAGGCATCAATACTGTCTACGGCTGGCACAAGCAGAACCGATTGTTCGTATTTAGTGACGTTACTCGCTACCTTGACGAGAAGCTCACTTACTCGCGGAAGCTGGACGAGATGTACGAGCCTACTGAACTCATAGACGACAAGAGTCGCTACCACACAATGGACGCCGAGCGGTACATATTGAGTGACTTCGGACCAGAACGAGCCCTGGGAGGACGCCGGGTGGCCCTGATACATCGGAGGATTTAATTGCCCAGTCATACGCCTGATGAAATTGCCCGCATGGTTGATTCGATGGAGCGGGAACGCTCTGAGTTGCAAGATCGCATGGACCGGGACTTCGACCGCTACAATCTGGAGCCCTATCAAGGCGAGTTGGACGAAGATGGGGAAGCCATCATTGATGGATATAAGCACTTCACGTCCAACGACCCACGGACCACAATGAATTTGGCTTTGCATTTGGGAAGTACGGCCAGGCGGACGATTCGGGTACTTGAAGCGCGGGCTCAGGATACCCAGCGGGAAATCAACAATATGAAGGAGATGTTCTGCCTGGGTATCCTCGCGTCAATTGACGAAAGGCGTCACAACCTTCTTATGCCGGACCTACAGGACTCCATTTTCTCTCAATGTACCTTTCGGGGCCGTTACGCCCAGCGAGTTCTGCTGGTCAAGGAAGATCTGGAGCCAGACGAGGAAGCAGAAGGTCTGGGAGACATTGGATTATATGGGCCCATGCTGGAAGAAGCCGGTTTTGGCGATATGTTGCCTGAAACCAATACCAGAACCTACGTTGACGTGAGTGACTGGGACCCTAGAAATACTTATTGGGCGCTTGGCAAGCATGGACTGGCTTGGGCCTGCCATAAATCAATGAAGACTGCCGACGATATTGAGGCAGAGTACGATATGCGTCCAGAAGGCGCTTCTCCAAGAGGTGCTGGGACTGACAGCGCCCATGAGTTCTCGATCTACGACTTCTTTGACGAGACTCACAACACGGTAGTTCTGGAAAACGGCGTTGAACTGAAGAAAAGAACCCCTCACGGAATGAAACGAGTGCCGGTCGCCCTTGGATTGGTCGGCCCACTCCCTCTTTTCCAGGCTGACGGGCACGATTATGACGCGAATTACGGAGAGGGCTTCTTCCAGAGCGACCGTGCTATCTTTGACGAGCAAAACTTCATGTATTCGGTCATCGCTGAGCTTTCCAAGCGGTCGATCAAGCAGCCGCTCAAGGTATTCTCCCGTGACGGCACATTAACCCTGGACGCCGACCCACGTCAGACCGGCGCCGAGGTATCGTTGGCAACTGGCGACGACCAGGATTTGTCCGAACTGCCCCCAATGCAAATGGTCAGAGAATCCGGTACGTTTCTGGGCATAATTTCCGCCATGATGCAGCGAGGGAGCTTCCCGTCGTCCGCTTTTGGAGAACTGGGATTCACTCTTTCTGGATTTGCCATTACCCAGCTACGTCAAGGGCTGGAAGCACCGATTACTCCTCACCTGAAGGCTACCAGAGGGGCGCTTAAGGAAGTCCTGGACATCTTGGCTGATACCTACGCTGATGGAGATTTTGACACACTGACACTCAGCGGTAGGATGCAAAACGCCGAGCGAAGCTACTTCTCGGAGGAAATCTCACCGGAATTGGTAGCCGAGGGCGGCACGATTGAGGTCAATCTGAGAGCTCATCTACCCCAGGACGACGCTAGCCGTATGACACTGGCTCAGCTAGCCCGTGAGGGCCCGAACGGAGTCCCGCTCCTGGACGACCGCTTCCTGCGTGAGGAAATCCTGGAGATTCAGGACGTGCAGCAGGTGGAGCGGGCTATTTGGGAGCAGGTAGCCGAGAGAGGTAGCCCAGTAGCGGTTGCCTTTAATAATATGATGGCTGCTGCCCAGCAGGGGAATCAGGAACTGGCTCAAATCTGGCAGTCGGAACTCCAAACCGCCATGACGACCAAGCTCCTGGAAATGGCTCAGTTGCAGGCAATGTCCGGTCCCACACAACCAGGCGGCGG